AAAGAAATAACAACCAGCGAATGGTCTATTCTAATTTATGCAGATGAATCTGGACACATAACACATATGGAATCAAATATAGATTCTCCATTTGAGGATTTAGAAGACGCAAAAATTGTTATTGAAAAAGAAATATCTTTCTGGAATAGCCTATTGCACAATATAATTTAATTAAGCATAAAACAAAAACAATGAATTTCGATAACTACATTTTTCGCAGTCATATGGTAGGCAACATTATATCTGTGCCGAAGCCATTAACACCCAACCAAGCAGAGACATTAGCAGACTACCGCAAACGTCAAGGTGGAGAGGGCAAACCATTAACAGACAATCAGCTTAAAACTTGGCACTCATTAGAGCATAAGCACAACGAGAGCCAAACGTATAGGCTAACCGATACTGCCAAACGTATCTGCACTGATTTAGTGTTTGAGGCTCGTACTGGTCGCAGATCAAAACTTGAAACCAAGTATTTTGACAAAGGCATTGAAAAAGAAAAAGATGCACGAGACTTGGTAAGCGAGGTATTAGGTAGACCATTCACAAAAGACGATGAGCGCAGATCAAACCAATGGGTAACTGGTAAGCGTGACATCCAAGACGATAATTTGATTATTGACATTAAGACATCTTGGTCGTTTGAGTCATTCAACAAGCACTTACTTGACAATCCTAATGAGGTGTATTTACGCCAGTTAGATAGTTATATGGACTTATGGGGAATAAACGATAGCTTACTTTGCCACGTTTTAGTAGACACTCCAGCAAAGCTAATAGACGACGAGATACGCAGACTTGACTGGAAGTACAATATAACGGATATGAACGGAGATGTTAGAGATGAGTTTATAGCTGATGTGGTGGAGTTAGTGCAGAATCACATCTTTACTCGCAAAGGGTTAGAGGAATACTGCTTACAATCAAGTAACGTACATTTAGAGTGGTTTATGGACTTTAACGAAATACCAGTCGCTGAGAGGCTTCATATGATACCTCATTCATTTGATAAGGTACGCATTCAGCAACGAAACGAGTGCATCACATTGGCGAGGCAATTTATGAACACAATTAAACCTATTAATAACATTATCAAACTTTAAAAAACAAAACAATGACAAGAGCAAAAACCGAAGCCTTTATTCAAGGCATTACAGATGGCACTTTTCAAGGAGATGCTGCCACAATTTATAACCTTATTCAAGATAAGCACGTTATGACATTACCCGAAATTTCGGTAATTTTGGATAAATCGCTTAACCAGTTTAGCGGCAGAATTTCCGAGTTACTTGATGCTGGTTTAATCAAAGAGTTGAAAGGCGAAAAGTACAGTCTATTCCGAATAACACAAAGCGACCAAGAAAAGTACGAATGTGCCAAGATGCGCCACAATGAAAAGATTGAAAAGTTGCGTAAAAAAGCAGATGAGTTAGGTTATTTCTTAGTAAAAAAAATGTGGTAAGATGGAAGCAGGAAGTAAAGTAAAAGTATATTTGGGCAATGTGGCTTGTTGCTATGGCATAGCTACTGGAAGAGCCAAGAAAATGAACGGAAATACAATTTATGAATTGCAGGAATGTCAGCCGTTTGACACTTGTGATGCAGATTATTTTCGGGATGCTACGGATGTTTCTTTTGACATCAAGTTTGCAAAAGAAATAAAGACATTCAACAATGATAAAAGAGTGTATTTAAATACTGGCACATTCAATTACTACAAGATGAAAAAAGAATGTTTTAAATGCGAACAAAAAACACTATTTTAAGATGGTAAATGAAATTTCTATAGGAGAAATTGTTTTCTGCAATCTTACTCTTGTTTACAATAAAAAACTTATTGAAGTTAAAAATGTGGTTTACAAGCATACAGATTTTACATTTAATAGGATTCACATTTTAAAATCTATAGGAGTTAAAAATCAAACATCGTTAAAAGTTAAAGACATAGAAATTATTAAAAGATTGGGTTTTGAAAATAAATCTAATCAATTCACTAAAGTAAAAGCAAGTAATGAGCAAAGAAACAAAACAACTGGTGCATACGAATAGCATAGAATTAAACAAAATCTATTGTGAAAATAATTTAGATACAATGGCAAGAATGCAAGATGATTTTGTAGATATTATAGTTACCTCTCCACCTTATAATATTGGTAAAAACAGACTTAATAGTGGAAGTGGTAAGAATTACGACAAATACAAAGATGATTTAGATAAAGAAGATTATTTTAAACAAACTAAAGTTTGGATTGATGAAATGATAAGAGTAACTAAATATCACGTTTTTTATAACATTCAAGAAATAACTGGTAATAAAGGAATTGTGAAATTTATTTTAAATAATTATAGTGAATATTTAAAAGAAACTTTTATTTGGGCTAAAAGCAATCCACAGGCAAGTATTGTAAAAACAATGGCAGGAAGTGGTTTTGAATATATCTTTTGTTTTAGTAAAGACAACCCCAAAAAAAGAGCTTTTTCTCATTGCAACTTTAATAATAGAGTATCTGGACAACAAGTTTATAATACTATTATAAAACCAAGTAATTCTAATACAGAAACAAAAGGTCATAGTTTTGCTTTTGACGATTGGTTACCAAATTATTTTATTAATTATTTTAGTAAAGAAGGTGATTTAATATACGACCCGTTTATGGGAACTGGAACAACTGCAAAATCGGCACATATTTATAAAAGAAAATGGATTGGAAGCGAAATAAGTAAAGAGTATGTTGATTTAGCATATAAAAGACTTGAACCATATTTAACACAAAAAACACTATTTTAGATGAATAAGGAATTAGAATTTAACAAGTTAAACTTACTTTGTTTAGCCATCATTGATAAGTTTGAAGAAATGGAAAGCGAAGGTTTAATTTTTCACAAGCAGAAGCAAACTGGAAAAAGGTTTGTGAGCGAATTAGAGAAGATTACTGGCGTTATCTGCGGTGTCGCAAGTGAAACAGACAATAGTAACTACAAAGAAGCTTTAAACGATGTTCATTTGAGTTTAAATAAGTTAGATAAATTTATGGATAAAATGTATTTAAAAAGTTGATAACTATTTACAAAAAATGTAAATCTTTATTTTTATCTTTGAACTAATAAAGCGCACTCCTTACACTATATGCGCTAAGGATTAATTTACAATCCCTTGTTGGATTCTCGAAGTAAGGAGCGAGATGAGAGCGAGGGATTTTTAATTTATACAATTATGGCAAAGGAACTACCATATTTTAAATTTGAGCCAAGCGAATGGGATAACGGAATTATCCAGATGTGCAGTAGAGAATCCAAAGGATTATTTATTGATATTTGTGCAATGTACTGGTCAAGACTTGGAAATCTACCATATAAGTTAGTAGTGCAGAAGTTATGCAATGGCAATGCAAACGCATTGCACGAGTTAATGCAAGAGCAAGTATTTAGCATTGCAGATGAACAAATAGTGATCAAATTTCTTGATAATCAGCTATCGGAATTTGGACATAAAAGCAATCAAGCAAGTAAAGCAGCTAAAGCAAGATGGTCTAAACACAATAAAAACAAAGGTAAAAATGCAGATGCAATGCAAACGCATAGCGAACGCAATGCCATAAGAGAAGATAAGATAAGATTAGATAAGATAAAAGAAGATAATACTAATGCCAATAAATTGGCGGAGGGTGTAGTCGAATATTTTAACGGAGTTTGTGTTAATCTTCCAAAAGTGGTAAAGCTAACCGATAAAAGAAAAAAACATATTTTAGCAAGATTGAAAGAACACAGTAAGGAAGACATAAAAAAAGTGATAGATTTAACTGCTGAGTCTAATTTTCTTAATGGCAAAAACACAAACGGCTGGACTGCGAGTTTTGACTGGATAATAGACAAAAGCAATTTTATCAAAATTTTAGAAAACAACTACATAAATAAACAAAATGGAAAAGATAGGAGACAAATTAGCGTTAAAGACTTTAACGAGTCTATCGAACGGCACTTTAGATGAGAAAAGCTTATCGGTTTATCAAGATAACCTAACAATGGAGTGCGTAAAATTTAACTGCGCTAAAATACTAACGGCTTTTAAGGGATTAGATACTAACTTCACTAACTTGTTAGCTGAAAGTTTAAAGCGTAACGGATTTACCGACCAGCGTTTAACGGATGCAGTAAACTACGTGATAGATAACTGCCAATACCCATCGCCAAGCATTGCGGAATTTGTTAAATTTGACAAGAGCGTAAAGGTTTATTCGTACGATGAAATGATAAAACTGGGTTATGGCACAGAGCCATTTAAAAAAGTAAGGCTAAACCAAGATCAAGAGAAGCCGTTATGGGTGTTTGCGAGTGATTACGAGAAATATGGACTTAAAAAATTTGATTGGTAATGGCAACGATAAAACAAATATCATTAATTGAGCCACAAATGGCTATATTTGTAATCAAGAAGCTACTCCAAAAAGTAGATGATGAAGCCATAAGTCAAGCAATAAGCAATCTAAAGGATGAAGATTTTGAAGAACTGGTAAACATATTGATGTGGCTTGGATATGAAGAAAAAACAATAAACAATATATTAAAATGATTAAGGTAAACAGTTTAAGCGGAGGCAAAACATCGTCTTATATGGCATTGCATTATCCAGCAGATGTAAATATTTTTTCTTTGGTTTGCATAGAAGCTGATTACTGCACTCCAAAAGATAAGGAGTTGGTAAAATATGTATCTGATAAATTAGGTCGTGAATTTATTGCAACTGCTGAAAGCGATAAGACACTTTATGTGATGCGAGATTTGGAACAATTACTTGGTATTGAAATTGTTTGGGTGGCTGGAGATACATTTGAGCAAGTGATTAAAAATAAGAAAGCACTACCAAATCAAATGTGGAGATTTTGCACTACCGAAATGAAAATGAAACCAATTTTTGAATATTGCCATAATGAAATTGGCGAGATAGTAGATATGCAGATAGGATTTAGATACGATGAACGAGAAAGAGGGGAGCGGAACAAGGATAACACGCATTTTAAAACGATTGTCGGACAAAGTGCAAATGGAAGAAACAAATGGAAGGATATTGAATGGCGCAAATTGTCATTTCCATTGATTGAAAATTTGATTACTACACGACAAGTAGTATCTTGGTCAAAAGAAAGTAATTTGAACTTTCCAGAAGATAGCAACTGCGTAGGATGTTTTTGGAAGCCGTTTGAACAATTAAGAAAAAATTGGGATGATGAGCCACAGAAAATGAGATGGTTTGCCGAAATAGAAACAAAAATGAAACGCAACTTTAAAAAGGAAATGAACTATGCCGATGTGAAAAAATTAGGATTGCAAAGCAATTTCTTTTTTGGAACTGGCAGCGGATGCCAAAGCGGATTTTGCACAGATTAAATAATTACTAAAATAAAAAACAATGAAACCAATAAATCACGCTTTAATTAGCAACTACCACGAAGGAATGAAAAGAAAGCAATTAACTCCAGACGATTTCCGTAAATTATACAATAGAATAATTGCAGACTACCAGCTTGAAGCCTATGCAAATAGTAGAAACGCAGATGTGGTGTGTATTCGCCAAGCTATAATGAAGATAGCACGAGCAAGAACAACTTTAAGCCTTAAACAAATTGGCTCTATTTGGGGAAAAGACCATTCTACTGTAATTCACGGACTCCGCAGAGCTGCCGACTCATACGATACAAACGATGAAATATATTTAGATTGGGAGTCGGAGGTTTACAGATATTTTTAAGATGAAAGTTTACGGTTTTAAATATTACCAGTTGATACTATCCGATAATCCCTGCGACATCTTTAAGCATTTTGGAGTTGAGAAATTGCACGGATTAAATTTACAAGACTGCGAAGCCTACAATAACACGAATGAAGATGCTTATATTGCTGGACTGTGTAACTTAATACCTAACACCGATAAGATGTTTATCTTCTTAAACACGAGCCGAATGAATAACTGCAAGGAAAAGATGGCTTTAATATTTCACGAAGCAATGCACCTATCGCTTGAGATCCACAATCACGATGTAAACGAAAAAGAAGAACAGATAATAAGCTGGGCAGAAGCCGAAGCAATTAAAATTTTTGACTTAATTTAAAACAATGGATATAAGAAAACTAACGGATAACGAGTTAAGCAATTTGATCAAGGAGTGCAGAAAAGAACTTGAGCAAAGGAAGCAAAGCCTTGAGGATGTATTGCTGGAAGATGATTTCCAAAAGTACAAAAGCAAGTATGCACGACTAACCTTGTTCTACGATTTCTGCAAGTCAGCATATTCTGTAACTGAGGCGCAACTAAAGCAAAAGAATCAAAGCAAGAAGAAGCGTAACATTAGAAACGCAGTTATTAACTACTTACTCTCGGAGGGTTTTAGCCACCAGGACGTAGTCGATGAATTTGATTTGGCGAGAACAAGTTTAAGCAGTCCGATTAGCTATCACGAAAAGTATTTTAAACTGGACAAGAACTACACCGATATTTACGAAGATGTAAAACAGTTTTTTGAGGATTAGATATGGCAACAAATAAACGTAAATGTAAGGAGTGCAAAAAGGTGTTTGAAAAGAAACAGCCTTTGCAATACGTTTGCAGTCCTATGTGCGCCATTAACTATGCCAAGAAAAAGGAAAAGTCTAAATGGCAAAAGGAAAAGAAGAAGCGATTAATTGATCTTGAAAGCGTAAGTGGTATTCAATCAAAGTACATTCAGCCAAAAGTTAACGAGTTGGTGAGAATAATAGATAATGGCTTACCTTGCATTGCTTCGGGTACGTTTGGTAAACAAGCAGCAGGCCACTATTATCATTCGGGCGGCAATCCTCAAATAAGATTTAACCTGCACAACATTCACATTCAGTCTTTTCACTCAAATAGTGCTTTAGCTGGGGACGTTTTAAGGTATCGTGAGGGAATTAAGCGAGTTTACGGATTAGATTACTTGGAGTTTATGGACTCATTAACTCAAACGCCCACAATTAAGCGTACAAAGGATTTTTACCTTGATTTGAACAAGAAGTTAATCGAAGTAAAAAAGTGGCTTAAAACGCAAATAAATGGGCAAATACAAGATTCTGCGAGTCGAATACAACTGCGAAACGAAGTTAACTTGTTATTAGGCATTTATGACAAAGAATATTGCATTTTTAAATAAAAAAGCGTTATCTTTAACAAGTCGTAGCGATGATTAATTACCATCTGCAAAAGGTTAGCTGAATTACCTGCTACGATTCTTTTTTCAATTCAGCGCAAAAAATTCAGTTATGGAAGAAATATGGAAGGACATTAAAGGTTACGAAGGGCTTTATCAAGTAAGTAATTTAGGGAGAGTTAAGAGTTTATCAAGGTTAAGGTTTAATAATGGAGGTAAATTTACAAGCAAAGAGAAAATATTAAAACCAGGTAAATCCAAAAAATATCTTCTTGTAGTTTTATATAAAAATGGTAAAAGAAAAACTTTTCAAGTTCATCAATTAGTAGCAATGGGTTTTCTTGGTCACAAGCCTTGTGGAATGAAAATGGTAGTAAATCATATTGATAACAACCAAGCAAACAATAGGGTGTGTAATTTAGAAATAGTTTCTCAAAGAGAAAATTCACACACGCATCACATTGGTACAAGTAAATATAAAGGAGTTTGTTGGGATAGTGCAAGGAGCAAATGGGCTTCAAAAATTATGATAAATGGTAAAATTAAATTTTTAGGTAGATTTAATACCGAAATAGAGGCATCAATAGCGTATCAAAATAAATTAAAAGAAATAATTAATTAAACAATTTAAACTAAACAAATGAGTAAACTATTAACTGGAAGTATCGATTTAAATAAAATCGACAAGACAAAGATTGTAAGCACAGACAAGAACGGCAATCCATTTGAGAATAACGCAAAGTATTTGAACGTGGTAGTATGGATAAACGATGAAGTAGATAACTATGGCAATAACGCATCAATCCAAATAAGCCAATCTAAAGAAGAAAGAGATGCTGGTGTGAAAGCAATATACATAGGAAACCTAAAAGAGCCACAGAGCCGAAATAATGAGCCAACAAGCACAAAAACTGCATCCGTTGAGGATACACTACCGTTCTAATTTTAGGGTGGAAGAAAAAAAGTTTAATTTTTTTTATTTTTTTTGTTGATATGCTTTTTTTTAAAAATAATTTGTATATTTGTATTGCCAATATGGTAAGACACAAAAACAAAAAGCAATGAGAAAGATAATAACAAGCCACGACTGCCAACCTATTCCAGTAAGAGATTATGACTGGTCAGCATCACGAGAAGATTGGGATGAGGGCGATTTGATTGGATATGGAAGAACAGAGCAAGATGCTATAGATGATTTGCTTGAGCAAGAGTATTTAAGATGAAAGCGACAATAGAATTTAACCTACCCGAAGATAGAGAGGAATACGATATGGCAAACAATGCCAGTAAGATGTATATGGCGTTATGGGATATTAAGCAGTTGTTAAGGTCAACATTAAAATACAATCCAACTGGGTTAAATGGTGATCAGTTAGAGCAATGGGAAGCAATGCGAAGTGAGTTTTTTGAGATATTGGATAATAACGATTTGAAATTAGATTAAATTACCCCGAATTTAGGGTAATTAATTAAACAAATAGTGCATTATGCGGCACTTAAAATAAGAAAACTATGAAAACAGAACTTAAAATAAAGGAAATAATTATTGATAACGCAGATACTATTTTGAAAGAATTACAAAAAGGCACAGACTTTCAGCTAAAAATATTTGATAATAGTGATGAAGAAAAATCAGTAGGTATGTGGCTTGAACATACAGATAATAAAAAAGATTGCACGATAATGTTTGAGCTTACACCGAAAGAAGCTTTATTTTTTGGGAAATCATTAATTGCATTGGCTAAAAGCATTTAAAGTATTTTAAAATAATACAAATATGAAACAAATAGACAGATGGCTAATAGCCGTGTATATTATTACTATTTACTTGACATATGCAGTAAACAAGTTAATAGATGGCAACTTTTTTAACTGATGTTAATAAGTTGAGAAAATAAAGAAAGGAATATTTGTTATATTTAAGCCGATTTGATTTGGTTAAGTGAGTAGGTGTTTGAGGTGAGACTTTGCACCTACTCTTTTTAAGTTTAAGAGATGGCAAATGTTTACTTTAGATGATTTTGAGGAGTGCGCTGAGTTTATTTTAGAATATGGTGTTTATATCGCTTTACTGGTAATGGATTGGCTTGAAAAAGAGGAGAGATATGAGGAGTGCGAAATAATATACCTAACCATACTAATAATGAACTTGTCAAACGACTGGAATTTACCAAGTAAACTAACCGAAACAACATTTCAAGAGTTATGCGCTATGACTGATCAAGATAGGGATGAAGAAGATTACAGAATGGTAGCTTACGAGATAATAAAAAGCATAGAATGAACTGGTATTTAGAAAAAATAACAAAGGTTAAGTCAAACCCAAACAATCCAAGATTAATAAAAGACGAAAAATTTCACAAGCTGGTTAACTCTATTAAGGAGTTTCCAAAGATGCTGGAGATACGCCCTATTGTAGTAAATGAGGAAATGATAGTTTTAGGCGGAAATATGCGTTTAAAGGCTTGTAAGGAAGCAGGATTAAAAGAAGTGCCAGTAATTAAAGCAAGTGATTTAACGGAAGACGAGCAAAGGCAGTTTATCATTAAGGATAACGTAAGCGGTGGCGAATGGGATTGGGATATGTTAGCAAATGAGTGGGATGTTGAGCAGTTAGATGATTGGGGTGTTGATGTTTGGCAAAAAGCTAAAGATGTTGATTATTCATTATTAGATGACGATGATTTAGATAGCCAACTTAATAAAATGACTAATGGAGTAAAAAAGGCAATACAAATAGAATTTGAACCTGAACACTATGAAAAAGCATACGAACTTGTAAAATTTTGGCGTGAACAAGACGCCTATGTTGGTAAAATGATTTTGGATTTTTTAAATTACGAAAAAAATAAACTGTGAAAAGAATTGAATTAATAAAAGTGGAACATTCGGTTAAAATTGGAGATGTTTGCGGGAGTATAGAGCCAAATATAACGGAAGACACTTTATTCTTAGAAAACGGAGTGCCAATAGGTTTTTATATAAGGGATATTGCAAATTATTCAGTCAAAGCTGCCAAACTTGCAGATATAGCAAATAAAGAGTTAAGAAGTAAAAATGTACCAAAAAGCACTATGAAACGCTCAAGTGGCTTTGGTGATAAAAACTCAGATAAAGAAGTATTGCAGTATAGTACTATTATCGGTGGAGTGCCTCCAAAACCACATATGAGAAGACCATATGCTACTATGAGTAGTGTGCATAGTGTTAAAACGGCTCAAAATTTTATCAAAGCAATGTTATTACTTGCAAATGAAAGCGAACAAATAATAAAAGAAATCACACCTAACATATGGCAAGTGCAAAACGAAATATTTAATAAATTAGTTGATAAAAAATGGCGTTTTGGTAATTTATGGACATCATCAATTTCTAATTACAATATTTCAGCACCATTTCATAGAGATGCTGGAAACATAGAGGGGTGCGTGAATGTAATTATAGCAAAAAAAAGAAACGCAAATGGCGGAAATACGACAATACCAGATTACAATGCTACTGTAGATAGCCAAGATAATTCAATGTTAGTTTACCCTGCTTGGAAAAATTTACACGGAGTAACACCAATAATACCAACGCATAAAGATGGATATAGAAATACACTTGTATTTTACCCTTTAAAAGCATTCATTGGATTAAAAGATTAAAATAATGGCATACGACATAGATAAGATATACGAACAAGCCAAAGAAGCTATAACTAAAAACAATCTTTTTTTTATTGAAGATGTTGTAGCTTTTATTCCTTGTGGGCGTTCATATTTTTATGAGCATTTTAAAGATGGTATGGACGAAATGGACACTATTAAAGAAATGCTGGAAGAGAATAAGATAAAGACAAAATCAAGCATTAGAGCAAAGCTATGGAAGTCTAATAGAGCGAGTGAATTATTAGCCTTATACCGATTAATAGCAACTCCAGAAGAACACCAAAAACTTAACCAGTCTTATGTCGAGCAAACTACAAAAGTAGTTGAGCCAACTAAGTATATTATCGTAAATGATTCAGATACTACCACATCAAGCTAAATTCTTAAAGAGCAACGCGGTACATACTGGTTTAGTTGCTGGTTTTGGTAGTGGTAAGAGTATCGCAGCTACAATTAAGACTATTGAAAAGAAAAAGCAGTACCCGAATATCTCGGTAGCTTATTACCTACCTACTTACTCCCTAATAAAAGACATCGCATTCCCTAACTTTGAGAAGTATCTGCAAATGATGGGTATCACTTACGACCTTAATAAGTCGGATAAGGAGTTTAACACCGAATACGGTAAAATAATAATGCGCTCAATAGATAGTCCAGAGTACATAATTGGGTACGAGGTAGGATATAGCTTAATAGATGAAGCAGATATACCGCCAAAGGACAAAATGCGCCAAGTGCTGGTCAATGTGGTAGCAAGGAATAGGAAGAAGTTACCTAACGGAGAGCATAACTCGTTAGACTTTGTAAGCACTCCCGAAGGCTTTAGATTTATGTACGATTTCTTCGTTAAAAATAAGGATGAAAACAGAGTGTTGGTTAAGGCGAGAACAAAAGATAACCCATACCTACCAAGTGCGTATATTGAAACCTTAAAAGGCATCTATTCAGCTACGGAGTTAGAGGCTTATTTGAATGGCGAATTTGTAAACATAACAAGTGGCAACGTTTACTATGCGTTTGATAGACTAAATAACCATTCAGATAGAGAAGCGCAAGAAGGCGATATATTGCACGTTGGCATGGACTTTAACATTAATCAGATGTGCGCCATAGTAAACGTAATAGACAACGGAATTGCAACTGCGGTAGCGGAGTATATCAACTACTATAACACTGATGCAGTAGCGAGTAAGATAAAACAAGACTTTCCTAATAACCGAGTAGTGGTATATCCAGATGCAAGTGGGAAGAATAGAAAAACCAGCGCGGCAGAGACTGATATTAATATCCTCAAGAAGTACAATTTTGGGATCAAAGCATTAACCAGCAATCCGTTTGTTCGAGATAGGATTAACACAATGAACAAGGTGTTCGAAAATCAAACGGTTTTTATAAATACCTATAAATGCCCTATCTTTACAGAGCATTTAGAAACGATAGGCTATAAGAACGACGAGCCAGACAAAAGTATTAATCACAGTACGGATGCAATGGGTTATTTCGTGTGGTATAATTACGGAAAGGCTAAACCTAAAGTTTACCTATGATAGAGTTAGAGGTGCAGATATTAGAATTAATTGAAAAGCTAAATAACTGCTCTAACTTAAGGGATGAAAATAAGTTGTATAAATTACTTGGAAAAATAGAAGATGAACGAATACAGAATAACGGCAAACGGCAAAGAGAAGAAAATAGTTAAGCTACCTACTGGCAGACACGAGGTTACTCTTGAGCAATGGAATAACGCGTACAAGTATGTAGAGTTGGCCGTAGAGGCCAATAGACTATTTGAGGAGGGTAAACTTGAAGAAAGCCAAGCCAAGGTAATAGAGTCAATGTGTGGCACTATCGCAGCGTTAGGCGATGGGATCACTTACGAGGAATTGCTGAACGTAGAGTTTAATAAGATTAATAACTTGTTTCTCATTCAGTTTGGGTGGTTAAGTGAAGAAAAGCCAAAGCGCAATTTTAAAATTAAAGGGAAGAAGTTTAGCGTACCTAAATTTGAGCAGGGTACTTGTGGCGACTTTATGGATGTGATGAGTCTACTTGCTATGCACGAAGAATATAACGATGCAGAGAAAGGATTGCTTATTGCTGCGGTTTATATG